TACGGCGGGAGGTCCTTGTTCTGCGCCATGGCAATCAGGGACTTGGCGAACTCGTCGGCCGCCGCAACCTTGTCTGCGTCCGTGGCGTGCGGGTCGTTGAACGCGGAGTCGAACTCGTCGCGGCCGAGGGTGTACGTCGCGCCGGTCGGCCACGCCTTGACTTGCACGCCCAGCGCGCGCGCGTCAGCGCCGCCCTGCTTGGCGTACTTCACCCAGTCCTGATAGCCGTCGTGGATGGCGCGGACTTCGAGCTTCTTATAGCCCTCGGCCATCTTCGCGAGGTGGGACGAGAGGTAGCTAGACGACAGCGTGCCGCTGAAACTCGGGTCCACCTTCCTAATCTGGTCGAAGTAGGCTTTCACGGCGGGGTTGGAGTTCTTAGCGGCGTTCATCAGGTCGAGCACCTGCTCCATGATGAGCGGGTCAGCCTGCCCCTTGAGCATGAAGTTGCTCAGGTCCTCGGTCTGGCCGATGATGTTGTTCTCGCGCGCGATGGCCGTGAAGGCGTCAATCATGAACTGGCCGTCCGCGATGTACGACTTCTGGATGCCGTTGGCGTAGCTCTCGAACGCCTCGGACTTAGCGCGCTCCGCCTCGGCCCGGCTGCGCGCCTTGACGCGCTCGTTGAGTTGGGCGGCGTTCTTCTGCAACGTCCGGTAGAACTCGCTGTCCTTCGGGATTTTCTTCGCCCAGTTGAGGAAGAACTGCGCGTACTGGCCGTCGCTGATTTTGCCCTGCACGTGGAGGAGGTCCTGCTTGGACTGCTCGATGCCGTACTGCAACTGCAAGACGTTGTTCCGAGCACCCTCGTACAGAGGGTCGTTCTCGGCAATGTCCTTCATCTTGTCTTTCCAGTAGGCGAGGACAATGCCGTCCGTCGCCTTCCTGCCCTCGAACGTCCCGCCCTTCTCCCACGCGTCCATGATGTTCGCGTCGCGCTGGTGCTCCTCCTCGCGCATGATGGCGATGAGCGTGTTGGAGATGTTCGGGAGGGCCCTCGGCAGCCTACCGAAGTTGCCGGTGCGCGCCATTAGCGCCTGCCGAGTTGCTGCTGAGTACGGATGCGGCTAGAGAGCTTCCCGCCTTGGACCATGTTCTCCATGACCGTCTTCTCACCCGTCGCGCCCTGCGCGAAAGGCGGCTGGGCGCCCCCGGCCTCGGGAGCCGCGCCCGGGATGGGCGGCGTCTGGCCTTGGTCTTCGGGGGCCCCACCCGGGCCGGGGCCACCGGCCTCGTTCGCGGGTGTGGCCGCGCCGAGCGCGTTGCGCAGGTCGGACTGGCCGGAGGCCATCTGGTCCTCCGCCTGCCCCTGCGTGGCCTCGTCAGGCTGCAAGCCGAGCGTCTGCAAGGCGCCGAGCAGTTGAGCCATGAGTTGGACGCGCTCCGGCCACAGTGTGGCGTCCGTGCTCTCCTCGCGGATGAGTTGCTGCTCCGTCTCCGGGTCTTCCACGCCCACGGCGTCCATGCCGCGGACCTGCGACCAGAGCTTGGCGTTGACGAGGTTGGCAGCGCGCATGGCGGTGTCCTGCTCGTCGCGCGGGCTCAGGGACGGGTCGATGATGTCGAGGTACGCGATGCCGTCGCGGATGATGTTCTTGACGCGCGAGTCGTTCGCGGCCCACACCTTGATGACCTTGCCCCACACGTTCCGCCGCCACTTGTACAGCAGCTTGCGGCGCATGGACAGGCGCGACTCGTAGTTCGCGATGAGGGCGTTGATTGCCTTCGAGGACGAGAGCACCTGCGCTGGCGCGAGGCCCAGCAGGAGGTCGTTGAGGCCGGACACAGCCGCCAGTTCGCGGTCGATACGCCCGAGGTACTGCTCCAACTGGAACTGGGCGATGAACGGCGTGATGGTTTCGATGCGGCTGCCGGGGCCCGGGGCGATAATCTCGTTGCGCTGTGGCTTGAGGCCCGGTGGGACGCGGAACGCGTCGGGGCCGACCAACTGCCAGTAATCTCCGGCGACGCCGTTGGCAATCATCTGGCCGCCCGCGGTGATGCGCTCCATCTTCTCGCGGATAAGGGGCTCCACGTCCATGAGGTCGGGACGCCCGCCCGGATAGCCCGGGATGTAGGTGTTGAACAGCGGCTCGTAGGGGAGCGTGCCCTCGTACTCCTCGTACTTGATGGGCCCGCGGATGACGAGGTTCCCGGCGATGACCACGTTGTACGTGTCCATGCGCACGAAGGTCATGCCTTCCCAAACCGGCTGCCGGTACCAGTAGTCCCACACCTCGACCCGCTCGTCAGACGAGGACAGATACGGGCGCGCGGGGCCGGTGGCCCAGTCGTGTGTCGTGACCAGCGGCAGCGTCACGCCGTCTTTCTTGATGGGTTGGACATCGACGCCGTACTGCTCGATGAGGGCGTTCGGCTCATAGCGGGTGACGTAGGCCGCCCACTCTAGCTGCTGGTAGTCGTCGGTCTTGTAGCCGAGGTGGAGGTTCTTCGGCTGGTCGATGACCTCGGCGCAGACCTCGCCGTCCGGGCCCTTCTTCGGGTCCCAGTAGATGCGCATGGCCGTCTGGCCGTACAGCGACTTGGTGGTGATGGCCTGATGCCACTTGAGGTCGAAGTCCACCGCGCGCTTCCACGCCGAGTACAGGCGCTCTTGGTTCGCGGCCGACTGGCGCGACGCCTTGTCCACGTCGATGGCGACCATGTTCTCGATTGGGTTGACGGCCTGCAACGCGGACGGGACCGCGACGTAGACCTCGGGCAAGTTGACCGAGATGTGGACGCGCCCGTTGATTTTGGCCGAGTCGTCGTCCGACCAGAGGTCGGCCCCGCCGTCAGTGAAGTTCTCGGCTAGGAACAGCGCGTCGGCCCGGTCGGACCACTCGCGCAGCCGGTCCTGCCACGGCTTGATGGAGTTGACGCGCCGGGCGAGGCCGTACAGGACCTCGCGGTCCTCCGCGGAGATGGCGTGCTTGATGCCCCGGTGCAGGGTCATGTCGGCGTAGGGCGTTACCCCACCGCCGATGAGGGGGAAGTCAGGCATTGACGCCGAACCTCGCGGACAGCCCGCCGTCAAGCGGATTGCGTCGCATCAGATACACGGCGCAGACGAGGGCCATCACGGCGTCTTGTACCAACTTTCTGTCTTCGAGCTTGTACCGGAGTAGCTGTTTGCGCACCTCGCGCCAAGCGCCCTCGTCGGGGAGGAGTAGTCGTCCCTCGTCAATGAGCGTCCGCAAGTCACCAAGCAGCATCCGTTTCTTCTGGATTGTCCCGCCGAACTCTACATTCGTCAGGTTTGGCACGGAGGACTCGATGGCCTCACGGAACATCTTACCACCGAAGCCGGTGGCGTCGAGTGCAGTGTAGCAGACGGCGCCGTCGCCCGCGTATCGTGCGTAGCCGTCGTAGGCCAGCGCCACTAGGTCGGGGGTGGACTTCTGCCCCCGCTTCTGCTCCGCGTACACCCCCACGAGGAACGGCTTGTCGGGGTCCTCGTGGTTAGCGACGACCTTGAGGACGAGCGACCACGCGCTGTCCGCGGCCTTGGCCGGGTCGAGCCCTTGGAGGTAGACGCCGTTCTTCATGCGCCGCGCGCGCTCGGGCATCCCGATGATGAATGAGGCGTCCACGTTCTCGCCGTTGAAGTACGCCCCCATCGTCTGTAGGAACTCGCCCTCGATGTTCTGCGCGATGGTGCGCTCGTCCATGTCGGCGATGAGCCGGTCGAACATCTCCTGCGAGATGCCGTAGCCCACATTGTCGCGCGTGGACATGCGGATGCTCACCCACGAGACGAGGCGCTTCTTCCCGCCCGGGTTGCCCAGTTCCCACATGTCGGCGAAGTCGGAGCCCAACTCCTCGGACGGCGTGGACACCATGATTAGCTGGCCGCCCGTGCCGAGGCGGCGGAGGTTGAACACCTCTTTCACGAGGAAGGGCAGGTTGCGCTCGATGCCAGCCTCGTCAAACGACAGGCCGTGCATGTCCTTGCCCAGCGAGCCGAGGGCCCGCTCGCCCGTGGTGCGGAAGTGGACCTGCGCCCCGCCGACCCCGGCGTCGAACCGGACCCAGCGGTAGTCGCCGTATTCCTTGAGGTCCCACGACGCGATGGGGCCGAGGCGGTCCACGACCGGGCAGCCGTCCTTCTGGCCCTCGTGCGTACCGGACAGCAGGCGCACCATGTCGTTGAACACGAGGTCGGCCACCTCTTGCGAGATGCCGAAGTGGTACCAGTGGTACTCGCTCTCTAGGTACCGCTGCGCTTCCTTCTCGGTCGCCACGCCGGGCGTCGGCTTGGGCCGGTTGGTCTTATCGAGGCAGCAGAAGATGATGAGGACCGCGAGGAGCGCCGTCTTGCCAGCCCGGTTGCCGGACGCCAGCATGAGCGTCAGGAAGCGGGCCCGGGACGGGTTCTCGGGGTCGCGGTCGAGCATGAGCCCGCCGAACGCAAGCTGCCCGACGTGCAGGTCGATACCCAGCGAGCCTCGCGCGAACGCGCGCAACGTACGCGCATGCGCGAGTTGCGCGGGCGTTAGACG